TAAGCAGAAAAAACTACAGTATATAGAACAAATACTAGAAGAAATCAAGAATGGTTCTATAGATGATAAAGAAGATTCAATCTTAATTGACGTAGCCTTAGACTTTGTTGAAGACCTGAAAGAGGGCAAATCAGATGGAGGCACTTAATTCTTGTGACGAGAATGATAAATTAACTATATTGTTAAATATCAGACAGGGAACACAATCAACCACATATTCAGTTTCTAACTTACCAGATTGGTATGACATGTTAGGGATATTTGCAATTTACGGCGTTGTAGCTATGACTATATTTTATAGTGGCTTATGGATAGCCAGTAAATATAAAGGAGAGCAGAAATGACTGTATTAATATTAGTAACAGGACTAGTGTTAGGTATGTTTACATACCAACCTTCGTGGTTCGATACTAGGCCTCATTACTATCACCTAACTTACAATAGCAAGTCAGAATGTCAAGAAGCAAGAGAGATGGTAAAGGACAAAGGTACTGTATGTACTGATAAACATGAAATGTATAAAACTAAATAAGGAATTACTATGACTGATAGTAAAATGACAGATGAAGAAATTATAAAAGATAGAGAAAATAAATATGGACCTCCTAAACGGTGTTTTGAAACATGGGCAACTATGTGTGAAACACTTAATCAATATGCTAATGAATCAGGCAACGTAAATCCCGCACATTTATATGCTTTAAAGATGAATTTACTAAAAGTTGTAAGATCTGTATGGAATCCAAATATTGAAGACAATTATAAAGACGGACGAAATTATTTAACTATTGCACATAAATGTATTGAGGATAAACATGACTAAAAAACAATATCATCCGTTTTCAGAAAAGATTGTCGATATCCTTGTTAGAAAAGTAAACAATGATAATCGACATTTTTTTCGAATTTTAACTGGGTATTATTTATCTAAAGTAGCATCAATGATGCGATGTAATATACAAACAAACGATAGAGATGTAATACCTGTTAATACATATGTTCTTAATTTAATGGTATCAGGTACTGGCAAAGGACATTCCACTAATATTTTAGAAAGAGAATTTATATCTCATTTTAAAAAAGAATTTTTAAATACTGTATTTCCTAGAAAAGCAGAAGAGAATATTGAAATTTTAGCTCAAGAAAGAGCTCAAACAAGAACTATTAGTGGTCAAACTATTTTATCTACTGCTGAAGAATACGCAATTCAAAAAGATAAATTCCAAAATCATTTTGATAGATTAGGAGAATTAGCTTTTAGTTTTGACAGCGGGACTTCTCCAGCTGTTAAACAAATGAGAGAAAAATTGTTATTAGCAGGTGCAGGTTCTATGAATTTAGAACTAGATGAAGTTGGTTCTAATATGTCTGCTAATGTAGATGTTCTTAATACATTTCTAGAATTATACGATATAGGATTAATCAAACAGAAACTCATTAAAAATACTGCAGAAAATATTAGATCAGAAGAATTACCGGGGAACACACCCACTAATCTAATGATGTTTGGTACTCCAACTAAACTCTTAGATGGTGGGCGTGTTGAAGAAGAATTTAAACAATTCTTAGAAACAGGTTATGCCCGTAGATTGTTATTTGGATATACAGTAGATAGTCACAGAACTAAATATGCATCACCAGAAGAACGCTATGCTCAAATGGTAGATATTAATTTAGCTAGCGATATTCATATGATACAAAATGCATTTACTAATTTTGCTAAAAGATCATTTAATCCTGTATTAGAGATGTCTAAAGATAACTCTATTTATTTAATTAAATATCAAATGCAGTGCGAAGCAGCTGCAGATGAATTTAAAGACCATATGGCTCTTCATAAAGCAGAGATGTGTCATCGACATTATAAAGGACTTAAATTAGCAGGTGCCTATGCATTTGCTGATAATTCCCCAGATGTAACACAAGATCACCTAGATTATGCAATCAGCGTAGTTGAAGACTCAGGGGAGGCATTTCACACGTTAATGCGTAAACAGGGCCCTTACGAGCGTCTAGCGCACTATTTAGCAGATTGTGATAATGAGGTAACTCAGCATGAGTTGATCGAAGAACTCCCATTCTACAAAGGCTCAGAGAACCAAAGAAAAGATTTAATGACTCTAGCTATGTCTTTTGGGTATAAAAACAATATTATCATCAAAAAACGAGCTATTGACGATATTGAATTTTTTATAGGAGAAACCTTAATAGAAACTGATTTAAATAGTTTAACAGCTGCAATTAGTCAAGATATTGCTTATGATTATAAAGTTGAACACCCTCCATTTAATCAATTACATAAATTAACAACAGCTGAAGGATATCATTACACAGCTCATGGATTTGTAAATGGACATCGTAAAGGTGAAAATGCTATTCCAGGCTTTGATCTTCTAATTTTAGATTGTGATGGGGATATAAGTATAGAAACAGCTAAAATACTATTAGAAGATTATGCATTTCTAGTTTCTACAACTAAACGTCATACATCAGAAATAAATAGATTTAGATTAATTTTACCTATATCTCATAGATTAAAATTATCATCTAATGAATATTCAAAATTTATGATTAACGTATTTGAATGGTTACCATTTCCTGTAGATGAGGCTGCTAAAGATATTTCTAGAAAATGGGCATCTCATCCAGGAATTTATGAATATAATCAAGGTAATGTTATAGATGCCACTATGTTCATACCAGAAACTAAACGATCAGATGAAACAAAAGCTCAAATTAGCACTGCTGGAGTTGATAATATAGAACGATGGTTTAAAAATCATACTTCAAAAGGCAATAGAGCTAATCATCTATATAGATATGGCATGGTAATGATAGACGCAGGGTTACAACTTGGAGAAATTGTAGAAAAACTGGAGAGTTTTAATAATTCCCTAGATGTCCCTTTACCAGAAGACCAATTTATGAATAGTACAGTTAAATCAATTAGTAAAGAACTAACTAAACGGGGGGTAATATGAGATTTGATATATCAGATAAAGACCAAATACGAGTAAAAGAAGCTTTTTCTTCATTATGGAAAGTATGCGGCAATACCTGGGATAATATATTTGACGATACATCTGAAGAAAAAATTAAAGAACTTGAAAAAGAGATCGAACAACTTAAAGAAAAATCAAAGGAGGGTCAAAGTCTTGAATAATAATCATTTAGTGTTAATTTCAGGAAAATCTAGCTCAGGTAAAAGTGCCAGCTTAATGGGTATAGATAAACCTGAGGGTGTTATGTATCTAAATTGTGAAAATGGTAAGAAATTACCATTTAAAACTAAATTTAAAGAGTTAATAGTAATAGACCCAATGCAGGTATACCAGGCTTTCGAAGAAGCAGAAAAAATGAAAGACGTGCATACCATTGTAATTGATACACTTACGTATCTTATGGATATGTACGAAAGTACCAAAGTACTAAATTCAACAAATACAATGCAAGCATGGGGACAATATGCTCAATACATGAAGCAATTAATGTCTCAAGTAGTTGCTAAATCAACTAAAAATGTAGTATTTCTAGCTCATACTTCAGATGTGCTTAATGAATCAGAAATGATTAACGAAACTATAGTTAAAGTGAAGGGCTCCCTTATGAATCAAGGGATTGAGAGCTTTTTTACTACTGTAATATCTACTAAAAAAATGGCATTAACAAAATTAGAGGATAAAGTAGCTAAATCTCCTTTATACACTATAACCCCAGAGGATAAGGCTAATGGGTTTAAGTATGTCTACCAAACTAGATTAACAAAAGAGACCGTTAACGAGCGAATAAGGGCTCCTATGGGCATGTGGGACATGAAGGAGACCTATATAGATAATAATTTACAGAATGTAATTAATAGACTTCACGAATACTATAAATAAGTATAGACTATTATTGAATAGGAACTATGGTCTCCTCCTTATGTGAGTCCTCCTCCTTCATAGTAACTATTTTAACTGAAGAGTTATAAACTACTAGTCCTTCTCTCAATAATCGCATGGTTATTGAGGGGAGGCAGACATGTTTTATCTCGACTGGGGCAGTAGTAACATTAAAGACATCTCTCCTCTGTCTGTTACTACTGTCCTAGCCTCCTAAATCCTTGATATACAACGTTAAATACGCTATTATATACTTTAAAATAAGGAAATATTATGTCTGTTTTCTCAGATCCTAAACATGCTAAACATAAACTTGTAGAAGATATGGTATTTATATCTGTTGAAATGGGTTTTGCAGTAGTTCAAGAAGTAGCTGCAGAAACATTAATCCAGAAACCCGGTTTGTCCCTTAAAGAATTTACTAAAATATTAGACGAATATCTTGAAAAACAAAGAGATATGAACAAGAGTAAAGAATTGTGATTAATCAGAAGCTATAAGCTTCATTATCAATCTCATATGAAAGGAAATAAATTATGAGTGAATGGGAATTGCCAAAAACTGTAGAAACACAATCCATTGAAAGAGTAGGAGGTGGCGGATTTGCATGGGAATCCGGCGTATATGATGCAACTGTTAAGATGGTATATCTTAATCAGGCAGCTTCAGAAGCGCAAAGTTTTAACATTATTCTAGAAAATTCTGAGGGTAAAGAACTTCGAGAAGCTTTCTGGATTAGATCCGGTAAGAAAAAAGGTAACAAAGTTTACTATGATAAGGATGGTAAACAGTTCCCACTTCCAGGGTATTCTTTAGCTAATTCTCTATGTGTAGCAGCTACAGGAGATAGTTTAGCTAAATGCGTAGATAGCGCAGAAAAAAAGACAATTAATCTCTGGAATTCTGAACAAAAGAAAGAATTACCTGCTGAGCGTCCAGTAGTTATGTGCTTAGTTAATAAGCCTGTTAAAGTAGCTGTTCACCAAGTAGTTGAAGATAGAGTGGCTAAAGGTGCTAATGGACAGTATGAACCAACAGGTGAATCTCGTACTGTAAATAATTGTAAATTCTTTGGTAATTCAGATGGTAAAACCGCTGAAGAGATTACCAAGAAAGAAGATGCTGTTATGTTCGATAAATGGGCTACTAAAAATACTGGCACAGTTATTGATAAAAGCAGTAAAGCTAAAAATAGTTCAGCTGCATCTATTATGGGTGGTACTCCAGCTACCGATAATGGTCAAGCTTCACTATTTAGCTAATGCGAGTAGGTGGAATTGACCCAGGAGCTAATGGAGCAATATGTGTGTTAGATACAGATAATCCAACACATGTAGCTCTATTAGACCTAGGTAAAACATCTATCTATGATACGTATGTATGGTTAGAGTTTTACCAAGTAAACGCATTATGGATAGAAGATATTCATTCTATGTATGGTATGTCAGCTAAATCTAATTTTGGATTTGGAAAAAATTTAGGAATAGTTACTGCCATTTCTCAAATAGCTCTTACTAATACTGGAGGAGGAGTTATTCCTAAAACAGTTACTCCTAAAATATGGCAAAAATTTGCAGGTATTACTGTTAAAGGTAAAGAAATTAAAAAACAAGTCGCCGAGATAGCTAAAAAATTATACCCAACAGCTAATATATACGGTAAACGTGGAGGACTACTTGATGGACGATCTGACGCAGTAATGATTGCTCATTATGGATTACATAATAAGGAGAAAGTATGAAGATAGAAATCGATATAGACATTGAATCTATAGTAAAAGAAGCACTTAAAAAGAAACAAGAAGAAGATATAGCCCCTATTGAGACTATAGATATTATTACTAATACTAAATCTAAATGGGAATATGGTAGAATGTCAGGTAAACGTAGAACTACTGAAGAATTAGAACTACATAGATTAGAAAAAGAAAAAGGAGACCTCCTTACTCCTGAAGAAAAAGGAGAAGCTAGAGCTAGAATACAATTAGATGAAACTGCAGAAAATAACGCTAAAGAGGCCGCTATTAAAAAAGCTCGTATAGAAACTATAGCTGCTGAAGGTATGGCTGCTGCTTCTAAAGAATTACAAGAAGAAGCTTCTCAAGAGAAACAAGAAGAAGAAGAAATTCCAAAAGCTGAACCCATTAATACTCCTAATTCTTTATTCTCATGACAGACATTAATGAAGAACTCATTAAAAGATTAGAAGCTTTAAAATTTAAAAATCATAAAATAGGATTAAATTCATTAATTCAAGAAATAGATCCTAAAATTAAAACTAGTCCGTGGACTATTATTAAAAGTGTACTGGCTACAATAATAACTTTATTAGTATTAACTGTAAGTATACTTATGTTACCTATACTCGTAGTTATAATTTCAGCTATTGTTATATATGTAACTTATAAAATATCTTTTAGTGTTAAGGAGTTTAAAAATGATGATTAACCTTCAAAAAGCATTACACATTGTAAGTAAGCTTTTAAATGATTATTTGAATGATCCAAATGTTCATATAACAGAAGAAGAAGAACAAGCTGTTATTCTAATTAGAGATATGGCAGAAGGAGAAGATTGGAATATCCAGGAAAGTAAAATTAATCTTAACTAAGCATTTTAGTAATATCAGATACAACTTCAAAACCAGTAACGTTATTAGCTTCGTCAAATAAATCATCAAATTGCATTAAATTAGGTGAAAAATCCCCACCTAACCACGCACTGTTAACATTACCTAATGTAGGTACACCAGTTATATGCTGAGTTAGAGCTGATAGTGCAACACTTGTTGGGCTAGTTTTAACTAATTGGTTAACAGCTCTTTGATTTCTTAACCAGTAAGATAGAAATGAAGTTACTCCGATAGCATCAAGAGCTTCTAACGCTGGAG